GAATTTAACCTCAATACTTGATATGGAATTATATTCAACACTTGCTATGAAAGTGACATCAGTACTTGATTTTACAGTTTCCAGTAATGATGTAAACTTTAATACAGGAACGGGTGGCTTTAACATTTGGGGTATTGGTGATACTATTATTAATTCACCTTATGTTAAAACAATTGGTACACTTCAGGCAACTGCAGTTGCAGGTATTAGAGGAGACTTTACAACATTAGGTGCTCCATTGCCATCAGGCCCTGTATCATATAATGGGGCAATATATTCAGCACCAGTAGATGTTCCAACAAGCTTATTATTTACTTTACCAGAATTAAACTTTGCATTACCTGCTTTATTTGCTGGTTCACAAGCTGAAATGCCCGAACCACCTTCAAAGTCTACTTCTATCTTCCCAAGAGGATATTTTGCTCAAGGATATACTTCTGGTTATATTTCTAATATTGATGATGGTGCGAAATCAATCGCATCAAAATTTAAGAAAGGTATTATATAATGGAAAGTAAGTGCATCGATAGATCAGATTTAACTACAATTAATAAACTCAGTTTATCTGCTGGACCATATACCAATGTTGATGGTCAATACACTTTAGCTCAAGTTGATGTTTTTGCACAAGATTTATTAAACAATATTGAAACTGATTCTCAAGATAATCCACTTGCAATAATGTATTCTCAATATGGCGATGCTTTATATGAAGGAACAGATTTTATTAACACACTTAAAAATTTACCATTAACAGATTATCCTGACTTAGATAGAAGATGGTCAAAAGGAGATATAACTGATATAGAATTTGCAGATTTTATCCAAGCTTATAATTACACACCTTCCAATGTTCCAAATACAAATACAGATAAACTTCTGCGCAATTTAGATTCATATTATAAAGATACTTTTAGTGAAAGTATTTTGGGTGGATTCTGTAAACAATTCCCAGAAATTTTCCAAAAGATTGACCAGTTTTTTGAGTTAATTGGAGAAGTTAATGCTCTTATAAAAGACGCAATATCTTTCTTTTCTAAAATTAGAAGTTATAAAGATCTTCAAAAAGAAGCAGAAAAGCAAATTGTAAAAAAGCTAATTAAAGAATTAAAGAAAAAAATTGGCGACATTATTGATAAAATCTTTATAGAGGTTGAAGAAGCAATTGGAAACTTTGATATTGAAGGTATTATTGGTGATGTCAAAACATTTATGAGAAAAGGTGTTGCGAAACCCATTATGACAGCCAAAGAGGAAATGTGCGCATTCTTTACTCCGGAAAATAAAAAGACTTTTAAAGAAAAAATGAAAGGTCTCATTGATTATGCTGTAAGCTTATTTGAAAGCCCTAATTTAGAAGCAATACAATTCTTTATTGCTCGATTCTGTGCGTTGGTTACAAATATTGAAGGTTTGATAAGAGACATTAAGAAACCTTTAGATGATTATTCATTAAGATTTCAAACAATAGCAAATCGACTATCAACAATATCAAATATTAACACTTCCACAGCAATTCGTGCAGGAGCTATTAGATATTCTCCTGAGGTTCGCAAAGACACAATAAATAGATTAGAGGCAAGGGCTACTGATCCAGGTGGTAAAGATTTCACACCTACTGGAGAAGAGCCAGAAGAAGTACCAGAACCAACAGCATCTGAATACAGTAATCTTCCAAAATGTGGAGCTGTATGGAAAGGATCTGACCCAACATTTGCCGTTGAGGGCGATTGGACAGATGTAGAAGAAGGTGTTGGTATCTATGGGTACACAAGAATAGATTTAGATGTAAAGGTATATCTACATAGAGTACAAAAAGAAATAGGTGGTACTTTTACAATTACGGAAGGTTGGATAAGTAAGGCATATAATGAAAAGCAAGAAGGTGATGAACAAAATTCTCACCTGAGTGGTTTAGTTATTGATGTTAAGAAAGATATGGCTGACCCGGCTTTGTTTATGGAAACAGCATTGAAAAATGGCTTTAAATTTGCAAGAGAATATGACGACTTTATCCACCTAGATATAAGAGAGACTCCAGGGCAATGACAATAGATGTTTTTACACCCAGAACTAAAAAGATAAATCTTTATACAGATTTTCATAAGGATTTGCGCATTAGTCCTATTTCAAAAGATGTTGCTTTATTAAAAGACGAAGATGCTGTTAAAAGAGCAATATCAAATTTAATACTCACCGACCCAGGTGAACGACTTATGCAACCTTATATTGGTGCTGGTATTCGCGAAATGTTATTTGAAAATCTTACGCCGGGTACTTTGAAGATTATAGAGGAACGTGTAAGAGATACAATCGACATTTACGAACCGAGAGCAGAACTTATTGACGTAGCCGTAGAATCAATAGACGAACAATCAGTACAAATTACTGTATTATTTTATGTAACAAACGAAGAGCAACCAATTCAGCTAGATGTTATTTTAGAAAGGAATAGATAGAGATGGCCAATCCAAAGACTCCAATAACCGAACTGGATTTTGATTCGATCAAAAACCAGCTTAAAACATATTTGCAAACGCAAACACAATTTAAAGACTATAACTTCGAAGGAAGTAATATGTCAGTACTTTTAGATGTTCTTGCATTTAACAGTTTCCAAAATAACTTTTATACAAATATGGCACTTAACGAAATGTTTCTTGACTCGGCCGTCCTCAAGAACAGTATTGTTTCTCATGCCAAAGAATTAAATTATATTCCTCGCTCAAGAAAATCTGCTAAAGCTGTTGTCAATGTAACTATTGTTGATAGTACACTTACAGATTCCACTGTTACAATTCCTCAATATACTAATTTTTCAGCAACATATCAAGGTGAAACATATAACTTTATAACAAATCAGGTTTATATTGCTCGAAGGGTAGAGCCTGGTACATACGTTGCAGAAAATGTTGAAATTTTTGAAGGGCAAATTCTTGCAAGTTTCCAAAGAGAAGGTTTCATTGTAGATGCTGACGGTGTACTTCGTGTTCAACTAACAAATAATGAAGTTGATACTGATAGTATTGTTGTATTTGTTGACGCAGAAGCCACAGAAGATCAAAATATATTTACAAGAGCAACAACAATTTTTGGTGTTGAACCTTTAGATAAAGTCTTTTATCTTGAACCGTATCTTGATGATAGGTATGCAATTTATTTTGGTGGTAATAAATTTGGATTACAGCCAGAAGAGTTCGAAGATGTTCGTGTAAGGTATCGTGTTTGTTCCGGTGAAGAACCAAATGGAGCAGCAAGTTTTACAGCATCCTTTATAGATGGAGCAACAATTAGTGTTACTACTGTATCCGCTGCCTCTGGTGGTGCTGAACGCGAATCATTAGAAAGTATTAGATATTTTGCTCCTAAAGCATTACAAATACAAGAAAGAGCAGTAACCACAAAAGATTATGAAGTATTATTAAAACAAAAATACCCAGAAATTACTGCTGTATCAGCCTATGGTGGCGAAGAATTAGATCCACCTCAATTCGGTAAAGTTGCGATTAGTATCTTTTTGAATGACGATACACAATTACTTTCTTCTACGCTTGCAAACGCTTATATTGAATACCTGTCGACAAAATCACCTCTAGGGATTGAACCTATTTTCGTGCAAACAAAGTTCTTGTATGCGGATATCACAGTTGATGCGACATATACTACAAAGAACACATCAAGGTCAGTTCCAGAACTTGAAGCACTTATTCGTGGCGCGATTCAAACACATTCTGATACAAACCTTGAAGATTTTAATAAAACATTACGACTATCAAAATTAAATGCTGAAATTGATGCATTGGATACAGGCATTCAAAGTAATAGTATTACTGTATTACCTATTATCGAATATGCTCCAGTTGTTAATGTTGAAACTAACCCAACATTTAAATTCTCAGCAGAATTAATTAAACCATATCCATATAGAAGTTTTAATGGATTTACTGATTATAAACCAGCAATTAAGAGTAGTGTATTTGATGATAAAGATGGAGAATGTGTATTCTTACAAGATGATGGTATAGGTAACATTATGACAGTTACTGATGATGTATCAAATCCACAAATTATTAATCCAACAGCTGGAACTGTAAATTATACTACAGGTGAAGTAAAACTTACAAAATTTATTGTAGAAGCTTATACAGGCGCTGGAATTAAAATTATGGCAAGAGTCAAACGAAGTGATGTAACGGCACCACAAGGTCGTGTGTTTATACTTCGAGACACAGATGTTAAAGTAAATATGATTAACGAGACGACAGGCACTGGATCTACATCATCTAGTTCCACAACATATTAATAGGAAAAGTTTATGGCCGTCACTCAAGGCGAAATCAATAAGAATATAGCCTTTTTTATTAAACAACAATTCCCTGGAATATACAGGGAAGATGGTGCAGAGCTCGTCCAATTAGTAGAAGATTATTATAGATTTGCTGAAACACAAACTAACCAACACAACTATATTTCAAGAAGAATTTATGAAATACGAGATGTTGATACTACTCTTGCAGATTTTATTATATTCTTTCAAAAGAAATTCCTTCAAGATTTACCTCTTAAAGAAGATGTAATTAAATTTATTGTTAAAAATATTCTTGACTTATACAGAAGAAAAGGTACTGCAGCAGGTATTGAGTTATTCTTTGCAATATTTTATGAAGAATTTGATTTGGATATTACATATCCAGCAAAATTCATGCTCAAAGCTTCAAACAGTGAATGGCGCCAAGGTGTATATTTACAGTTATTCCCAAATACAGGTGCTTTCTTTTCTCAATCCGGTAAAGAATTTAGTTATTTAGATCTCATTTCTCGTAATATTACTGGTTCGGCATCTGGTGCAAAAGCTGCTGTCAGTAAAGTTAATTTTATTATTTTAAATGGTATTGAAACACCTATTATTTACCTTGATGCTTTAAAAGGTAATTTCCAACGATATGATGATTTAATCGTAAACATAAATGGAGAAGTGGTTTCTTTTGGTCGTGTTAACGGTTCTTTAAGTGGTATCATTATTGATGAAGAATATCCAGGCACAACAGGAAATAATATTGGTGACATTTATGATGTCGTATCAGAATATGGTGGCGGTGGTAAAGCAATTGTCACAGAATTATCAAACAAAGTTACCGGAGAAATAGATTATAATATTGATAGTGGAGGTTTTGGATATACAATAGATAATACAAGATTATTAGTTTCAAACCAAACACTTATTTTACCTAACGCAAATACTGATTATATCATATACGAAACACTTGTTGATACAGCAAATAACCAAGGAATTATTATTGGTCAAAACGAATCAACTATCGGTGTAAGAATGAACACAGGCCAAGAATTTGATTTGTCTAGACCAATTAGTACTTTAGATCGTAGTTCAAATTTTGTTCTACCAGTTGGAGGCATTTCTCCAAAAAATGAATCATCTCCTGGAGCATTATTTCCAGACACCGGCGCAAATACCGATGTTAAGGTTTCACTATTAACAAATACATTTACTGCTGAAGTAATTACAGATCCTATTCAACCACATTTAGCAACAGTCTTAAATATTGCTGATTATGAAGTGAATGCTCCATTCTCAGGAACAGCATCTCCAGTTAATTTAAGTACTCCATTGGATGAAGCATTTGATATTGAATCATTAACAATTGGAACAATTGCTGATTTTGCAAATATTAATCCTGGTACCGATTACGTTAACGACGTTTTTGCAAGAGCAGAAGATGAAGTATTTAAACGATTTGAAAGAAAGAATCAAATATTAAGATTTGCAGAACCAGGCACCGCTGGAAACTTTACTAAAGGTGAAATTGTAGCTGATGCAAATACAGGTATACAGGGTGCCGTTGTAGATACTGACACAGAATTTGGATTTATTACTGTAACACCATACTCGTATTATGGCTTTGAAGGTATTGAAGAAGTTGAAAGATTAAATGGTGATGTATTTCCAGTTGTCGGTTTTGAATTTGATTATAATAGTAGGTCATACGGTGACAATGCTGTTATTGATGCCGATACAGAATTTGCAGTAGGAAAAATTAAAGAAGTTGCAATTGATAATTCTGGCTTCGGATATATTGACGGGTTTACAGCTCAATTAGTTGACCCAGATGATGGTGAAATTCAAGCTCAAGGAACACTTCAATGTTTAAAACAAGGTGTGACTTCTGGGTTCTGGGCAAATTACTCTGGTCATATTAACGGATATATTGAATCAGCAAATGGAGTTTTAGATTATTATACTTCAGGACAACGAATTCAGGATAGTGATTATTACCAAGAATATTCATACCAAATTAAATCTAAATTAGGTAAAGAAACATACGAAAAATTATTAAAAGAAAATATGCATTTGGCTGGTTCCAAAATGTTTGGCGATTTCATTTATAAAGCTAAAGTAGATGATCAAACAAAAGCAAGGTTCTTAAGATTATTTAATGATGACGGCAGAGGTTCACCACTTGATATTGCAAATGTTGAGTCACTTGATGCTGCAGTTACAAATTATTATGCAGATTCTACATTCGTAACAGCAGACCATGTCAAAGGTGGTGGTTATTCAGGACCTGTAACTCTTGATGTATCTACAATAGATATTAGTGATTCTTCTGGTAACTATCCAAGTACAACAACAATTACGGTGACGAACTAATGGCAACGATAAGATATGTATCAGACGGCGACCCATATCCAGCTAAGGCAGGAAGAACACCATTAACAAATGATGGTTCAACTTCTAGAGCAGGTTTTGGTGGCGGTAATACTATTTCAGATCAAACACATAATTATGCTTTTACATATAGAGCAGGAACAAATACAAGCAACCCACAACCAACAACATTAGGGGCAATGGGTATTGCAAATAATGGAGTAGTACTTTTTAATCCAAGTGCTGCGCCGGGACCATTACCGGGTGGAAACCAGAATCCAGCTCCAGGATTTACATTTAATGCTGTATTTAATGAATCTGCTTATGGTGTAGATGCATGTGGTGGGCATCCGGAACAAAATGGAGAATATCATTATCATTCGGGTTCATTTTTAATTAATTGTTGGGATTCAAAAGTTTGGGGCTCAAATGCATATTATAATGATACAGATTTTTCAGGCGATCATTTTAGACATACAGATGGTCACAGTAAAGTTTTAGGATTTTGTTTTGATGGTTATCCTTTATATGGACCATACGGTTATCAAAATCCGTTAGACCCTAACACATTAGCTGTTCAACAGACAAGTAGCTGGAGAACATTGGCATCAGAAGCAGCAGGAAGAGGCTTTACTTATGCTCAAATACCAGCAGGAAGTTTTATAAACGATTATGAATATGTTCAAGGTATAGGAACACTTGATCAATATAACGGGAGATTTTGTATTACTCCAGATTACCCAACTGGAACTTATGCATACTTTTTGACTTTTGAAAGTGGTGATTTAACTACACCAGCATTTCCATATATTTTTGGATTAAGTACAAAAGAACAAAGAGATGTTTAAACAATCAAGAATAAATATTAAATTAAAGATTTTATAAGAGGAAGCTATGGCCAAGCAAATTATTAACATCGGAGCATCCGCAAATGACGGGACAGGTGACCCGCTCAGAAATGCCTTCGATAAAACAAACGATAACTTCAATGAGTTATACCTTGCATTAGGAAGTTCAACAACTGCTACATCACTTTTTGATAGTAGCGGCAACCTTGATTTAACAGGTAAATCTCATAAAATATCATTCTACTATGCTACAAAAGCATTACTAGATGCAGTAAATCCTTCAACATATCACGGAGCAATAGGACATGCTCATGATACAGGAAAACTTTACTATGCTCATAGTGGGGAATGGGTAGAATTAGCAACCGCCGACGATTTGCAAGGTGGTGGAGGTTCCTCAGCTAATACATTTGGTACAATAGCAGTTTCTGGCCAGACTTCGATTGTAGCAGATAGCACTACTGATACTCTTACTCTTGCTGCAGGCACAGGAATTTCTTTAACAACAAATGCTACCTCTGATAGTGTTACAGTTGCTTCAACGGTAACAGCTCCTAATACATTTGGAACAATTGCTGTTGGTGGTCAAAGTAATGTTGTTGCAGATAGTTCAACAGATACACTTACATTTATTGCCGGTTCTAATATTACTCTTACAACTGATGCCACCAATGATAGTATTACAATTAACTCTTCAGGTGGCGGTGGTTCAAATACTATTAATTTAAATAGTGCAGCTGCTGGAACAGTTGACACAAGCCAAGACAGTTATGCTTTCATTGATGCAAATGATAGTGGAAATACTAAAAAGGCAACTCTTTCAGATTTAGTTGCTTCGATCGCCGGTACAAATTTAACTGCAAGTAATGGTGTACTAAATGCTGCTGCTGGATACGCAAATGCTGATGTTGATGCTCATTTAAATACGAGTTCCGCAGCCAATAATGAAATACTTAGTTGGACTGGAACAGATTATGATTGGGTAGCAGCTGGTAGTGGTGGTTTTACTCCATCTCGTGTCACAGAAGCAGAAACAACAGCAAGTATTAATGATGGTGCTTCGGGGAATGTTGAATATGCAGATTTAGGAAAATCATTTGCTCTTTATACAGTTACAGTTGATAAACCATCTTGGATAAGAATATATTCTGATACAGCATCAAGAACAGCAGATGCTGGTAGACCACAAGGTCAAGATCCTGCAGAAGGTGCAGGTGTTATTGCAGAATTTGTTGCGACTGCAAATAATACAACATTTAAAGTGACACCAGCAATTTATGGTTATATTGATAATGGAGAAACTACATTGCCCGTTGCGATAAAAAATAATTCGGGAAGCACAGGAACGATACAAGTTTCATTAACAGCATTAAAATTAGAGTCCTAATTTATGGATAAACATATTCACACGGTAATATTAATACCAGGTACAGACGAAGCAGCATTCTTAGAAAATGAGGCTGCCGGAATGGAAGTCGTCAGTAATTTGAATATGTTTGACTCCATTATTTCAATGAGATTAACTGAAACAGAGGTTGCAACTTTATTAGAAAGTGATAAGGTTGTTGATGTTGAAAAAGAAATGCCTGTTGTAGAATTAGCATATCCAGACACTCCAGAATATTCTAGAAGTACTACATTGGAAACACGTAATACACCATCTGGTTCAAATGGTGCCGATTATTCTCCAACGAGTTTTTGGTTCCATGGTGGAGTAAATATCACATCAAATTCTGCTCCAGTGGGATTTTTTACGACCAATGGTGAAGATTCCGAAGTTTCAGCAACAATAGAACAAAACTATGTTGGTGAATATGTTGATATTGTAGCTGTTGAAGCAGGAACTCCATCAAACAGTTATGATTATTATGCATATAGTCACCCAGATTTTCAAGATGCAAATAATAGCCCAAGATTTGTAAAAACAGATTGGACAACATATGATTCTGGCCTAGTTGATAATGACCAAGCTTCGGCAAACACAGAATTTTTTACTTCCCATGCTATTGGTGTTTTGAGTGCTGCAGGTGGGAAATACTGTGGTTGGAGTAATGCTTCAAGTTTAAGAACGGTATATCTTTCAAATGGTGTTGCCGCGGCATATAATGGAGTATTAAATTTTCATCAAAATAAACCTGTGAATCCAGCAACAGGAGTTCGTAACGCGACAGTTGTTACTGGTGCCTGGGGGTTTGCAGGAGTCGATTTAATTGGTGCAATACCAATTGACGATATCTATAAATTAGAAGTTTATGATGATGATGGCAATATGACAACAATTAATAGACCAACTGGGACTGGTTTGCCACAGACATATGCAATTACAGCAACAGCTTCAGATTCAAGTAATTACACACTTTCTGGAACAGATAGAGATGGTTCAGTATCAGGAACAGACCCGGCACTTAATTTAGTTGTTGGAGATACATTAAATATTACAAATAATGTTTCTGGTTCGCATCCAATGTATATAAAAACAACAAATACTGGAGGAAGTGGAGACCAAGTATCAACACCTGCTGCCACAGGACAAGGTACTGCTAATGTTTCTTGGACTCCAAATGCACCAGGCACATATTATTATCAATGTGGGTTCCATAGTTCAATGGTTGGTACAATTACTGTAATTGCACAATCAACTGATGGTTGGGGAACTGATTTTACTCCATTCACAGATAATTTTATGGCACCTCGTGTTATTAATGATCCAGCAGATAATACTGATAAATGGATGGTTCCTTGGAATAATGGTTCGAGATATACTACGCTTGATACAATTCTGTCAAATTATAATAATGCTGGCGGCATATATCATTTCCAAAGTGCTGGGAACAACAGTACCGTAGGTGTAAAAGAAGCAGACCCAAGGTCAAGTAATAAAATTTATTTAGATCCAGCAACAAATTATGTTGATATGAGTTTAGTTAACGGCCAATACTCGTTTACCTCACAAACAACAGCTAGTTCTCCATCAGTCACATTTGTATTGCCATGTCGCATGTATCATGGTGGTGGCACAAATGATATTACAGTTGCTGCATGCCAACAAAGTACTGTGAATCCATTATTAGACGATTATAGTAGCAGAGGCCCGATGGTCGATATATCTGCCACTGGAGCATATACATGGACATCGTATCCTACAAATACATACAATGATGGTGATTGGGGATATTTTAGTGGAACATCTTGTGCCGGCCCAGTTGCTGCAGGAACAGCAAGCATTATGATTTGTGATTTCTTCATCAAACGAGGAGTATATCCAACAATCGCTCAATTAAAACAAATTATAACTGATAATGCTAAACCAAATTTAGTAAGTGAAGGTCTTGTGGATTTTGAAAACGCAAGTGCAGCAACAAATTTTGCTTCATCAAGGTTATATTCATCAAGCAATGTATTTCGTATCTCTGAAAATGATTACCAAAATGGTGGCACTGATTTGAGTGATTTATTTGGAACACCAACTGATATCATCAATATACCATGGGGTATCAGATTAGGTACAGGAAAATATATTAATGCAGTCAGAGGCCCAGCTTATGGAAAGCGTTCAGTATCAGGACAAACATATCCTCGTAGAAAGATAAGAGTGGAAGCATAGTAAATGAGAATAAATAAACTTAATAACACCAATCAAAAGAGTTCAAAATGGCAGAAGTATTAAGTAATAGTTTTAAAACTGATATCACTAGACTATTTCTTGCTGATGTGAGAGATAATCAAAATTATTATTTGTTTGTATCATCTATTGATGACTTCTCGCCGAGCGATACTGCAAAATCAAAAAATGAATTTTTAGAGAAAACATTATTTGGTAAAAAGATTTTAAATGAAGATATTCATTTTTGCATTCCATATTATCCATGGCAGGTTGGTTCTACTTATGCTCAATATGATGATGCAGCAGATTTATTAGGTCAAAATTTTTATGCAGTTGTCGGACCAACACAGAATGACACAGGCGATTATCGTGTTTATAAATGTTTAAACAATAATAATGGTGCAACAGTTTCAAATCCACCTAACTTTAACGCTACAACAACAGATCAAATCTATAAAACAGCAGATGGATATGTATGGAAATATATGTATCGCATTAGTGATTTAGATTTTGAAGCATATAATGCTTTAGGTTTTATTCCACTTTTAAGCATGACTGCAAATAATGATCTTATTAGCCCAGCAGATGGTGGAGGTGGTACATTATCTGATGTGATAGTAGAAAATCCAAATGATAATTTTGGATATGTCGTTGAATCTGGAGGTTTGGTAGGTTCGCCATATAGTACTGGCGTTATGGATCTAGACCCTTCTACTAATATGAGTGAAATTTCAAACTATTATGTAGGACAATATATTTACACAACAAATCCAAATGGGATTTCAAGATTATTTGACATAGAATACTATAATTATGATACAAATACCGGTATCGCTGAAATTCGAGTAGGTAGAGAATTATTAACTGGTGCAGCAAATCCAGTTGCGGCAGGAGTTACACAACAAGCACAATTTAAAATCTTTCCAAAACTTAAAATAGCTGGGGACGGAACAAATACAAACACATTACCAGGCTCTACTGCAGTAGCAATTCCTAATATTGTAAATGGAAGAGTCACTACATGCACAGTATTAAATAAAGGTATTGGGTATCATAGAGCTACAGCAGAAGTTGTAGATCCTATTTACGATTTTGACCCAGAAGATCAAACAACAACAGACATTCGAGCAATTGTAAGACCAGTATTGTCATCTGATGGTGGTCATGCTTATAATTTATTAGATGAATTTAGATGTCGTAATTTTTCATTTTATGCATATATTACAGCTGATGATAACAATCAAATTGGAGACACAAATACTTATGGTGCGGTAGGTCTTGTAAGAACTCCATCATTTGCTAATACAGCACCGGATATCTTTGATAACCGTATAGCAATTACTACAAATGACTACGAAAAAGTAACGGCAAATAGTACAATAATACAAGTAAATTCAGACAACGAGACAATTTTTTCTGCAAAAGTACATGAAGTAGATGCCGCGGCAAATACAATATATCTTGCAGAATACATGGGACCATATATAGATAATGCAAACACAGGTAATGGTGACATTTCATTAGACCTAACTTTGCCATTAAGAAACGACACAGGACAGCTAATCCAAATAAATACTCCTAGTGCAGACAATGTTGTAGTATCAGAGTACATACAGAGAACTGGTGAAGTATATTTTATGGAAGACTTCTTCCCATTAGCAAGAACCGACCTTTCTCGAGAAGAATTTAAGTTTGTATTGGAATTTTAAGGAAAATAATTAAAGATGCCTATTAACACGAACCTCAATCAAGCTCCTTATTTTGATGATTTCGATCAGGAAAATCAGTATTATCGCGTGCTCTTCAAACCTGGGTTCGCTGTTCAAGCCAGAGAGCTAACTCAACTTCAAACACAGCTCCAAAATCAAGTAGAACAATTTGGTGACAATATCTTTAAAGAAGGTAGTATCGTCAAAGGTTGTAACTTTACTGAATTAGATGATTTAAAACATGTTAAATTAAATCAAATCACAGGATTCGATCCAACAAATTATATTAGCACAAGAGTCACAGAAAATATTGGTGGCCAAGATGTCGAGATTGATTATGTTTACGAAGTTGTTGGTGCAACATCTGGACTAAAAGCTAATATTATTCAAGCATCTTTGGGTTATGAAACAAGACCGCCCGATTTAAATACATTCTTTATTAACTATACAAATACTTCTGCTACAAATAAAGAATTCCAGGCTGGTGAAGCTTTAACAATTAATCTTTATAAATTTAAAGTTGGTACTACTTCACCTATTGCAGACATTCCAAACGTTGCATTTGATCGTGATGGTATCAGTGGTATTGCTGTAACAAGTATTCCTGCTACAGACCACGTAGGTCCTTCCTTCGGTATTCAATCAGCACCAGGCGTAATTTTCCAAAAAGGCCATTTTATCTTTGCCGATACTCAAACTTTGGTTGTATCAAAATATAGTAAAAGTCCAACTGATGTTTCAGTAGGTTATCAAGTATCAGAGGAACTTACAACTGCATTACAAGATGGTTCTCTTTATGATAACGCAAATGGCTCACAAAACGAAAATGCTCCAGGCGCAGATAGATTAAAACTTATTCCTCGTCTTGTTGTATTAAATACAGCAGATGCAAAAAATGATGCCAATTTCTTTACATTGGTTCGTTATCAAAATGGTAATGCCGTCACTGTTCGTGATGTTTCTCAATATAATGTTCTTGGTGAAGAATTAGCCAGAAGAACTTATGAGGAATCAGGCAATTATATTTTAAGAGATTTCCCATTACAAACAGATGACCGTGTTCCTGAAGGAGCAGCAAACTCAGAAGTTCATGTATTAGTAGGCGAAGGTGTCGCTTATGTAAAAGGTTATCGTGTAGAGAATGCTGGAACAAGATCATTTCCAATTGACCAAATTTCTTCAACAGAAATAGTAAATGCACAATCAGTATCAACTGATTATGGTAATTATGTTACTATTGCAGACCCCGATGCAGATATACAAGGAACGATAGCTTTTTGGGAAGAAGTTGAACTTCAAACTGCTGCTGGACAAAGAATTGCATATGCATATGTCACTAACTTCACACCTACTCGAATCTATTTAACTGGCATAAACACACCTAATACCACATATAATCTAAACCAAACTGAAAAAATTGTAGATGTGGGCAGTGGCGCAGGTGTTGTAGTTGATGGTTCAAGGTTAAAAGAAGCTGCAAGAAAGGCTCTTATTTTCGACACAGGTTTAAATAGTTTATTTGAAACTTCAGATACACTAATACCAGTAAGAATTAACGAAGCAGCATCTCATGCAAATAATGTCATTACTCTTACAGCAAATCCTGGTGAAGATTTTGCTTGTACAAATGATGATGTTCTTGTTATTGATTCTAGTAACACTAGAATTCCTTTAGATGCTACTATCAATAATGGAGTTCCTCAAACTTCATTTAATAATAGTATATTGACAATCAATTTAGATCCTGCTGCAAGTTCTGCAACAAATGTTACAGTTTACTATAATAAAAGATTAATTGGTTCTTTAAATGGTGTTGACCCATACAATAAAATTTCACACGAAACTTATGTAAAAATACAATACCTTGCACCTCAAACTGCATACACTTTAGGTTTACCTGATGTATATAAAATTGTTAGTATTGAAGATTCAAATGGAACAGATTTTACTAGTAGTTTCAGGCTTGTACCAAATCAAAAAGATACATTTTATGATTTATCCTATGTGGAATATATTCAAGGAAGACCTGAACCTTCTGGTACATTAACAGTTAGGTTAAATGTATTTGAAGTTTCAAACTCAACAGGCGAATATTTCTTTACAATAAACAGTTATCCAAATACACTTGAGAGATATGACATTCCCGTTCATGTATCGGAATCAGGTAAGAGATATAATCTAAGAGAATGTTTTGACTTTAGACCTTACGTTGATAAAGATCCTAATATTTCATACTCTGATACTGCCGGCACTGCTCATACACTTAACCCTATACCATTACCTGGCATGATAGATCCAACTTTCAGCGATTACGGGCCACCTTTAATTCCAGCTTTTGGGAATTCAATTACAACTGACATTGAATATTACCTTTCAAGAGTTGATACAGTTGTGTGTGATTCGTATGGAGAAATTTCAGTTATTAAAGGTGAAGAAGAAAGGTTTGCAGTCCCACCTCGTGTAGGTACTGACCAATTGGCAATTGCACAGGTGTCAATCCCAGGGTTCCCTGCTTTATCTAGGAAGGAAGCTAATGCTCAGTTGAAGAGTGAATACGCCATCAAGGCTAAGTCGACTGGTATTAAGGCTTATACAATGAAGGATATGCATGAGCTTGACAAAAAGATTGATAATCTTGCATATTATATTTCTCTTAACCAATTGGAAGCAGATACACAAAATCTTGTTATTACAGACGAAAATGGATTGTCAAGATTTAAAAATGGATTTATTGTAGACCCATTTAATGATTTATCACTTTCAAATATTGAGGAAGCAGAGTTCAATGCAGCTATCCCATTCAATCAAAGAGTTTTAACTCCTTCAGTTAAAACTTATCCACTAGATTTAAGATATAAAACTGCTACAGGTTCTTCTATATTCCCATCAACCTCAAATGCAAAGGTTGCAACAGTCACTCGTGATTCAAATGTGGATATTATTGACCAACCTTATGCTTCTAATATTAGAAACTGTGTAAGTAATTTCTACAAATATGTTGGTGATGGAGTTATTTCGCCTCCTTATGACGCAACATATGATACAACTACAAACCCTGTTTCGATTGATATTGACTTAGCAACGCCGTTTGAAGAATTTATTGATAATATTCAACAATTCTTACCATTGACAGATACAACAAGTACTACAGATTTCAATCCGGATCCAGGTAGAGGTGGCCGTCGAGGTGCTGGAACAGAAGTTACAACAATTACAACAAGAACAAGCGAAATTAATGTTCAACCAGGAAGTACTACAACATCATTTGTAGGTGATTTTCTTACCAATTTCCAATTTGAGCCATTCATGGCTGGACGCGACATCGCCATTTACATGTCCGGCTTAAGACCATCAACCAGACATTATTTCTTCTTTGACGGAGTAAATGTTGATTCTCATATTATACCAGGCAACACAACTGCTAATTCTGCAAGTGCAGTAAAAAGATCCGGTAATAAAGGTGCAGCGGTCACAACTGATGCAAATGGTGTATTGAGAGCAGTATTTGCTTTACCAAATGAAACATTCTTTGTTGGAGATAGAGTATTAGAGATTGCTGATGTGAATTTATATAATAGTATTGATAGTGGAGCAACATCAAAAGGTCATGTCACTTATCGTGCATATAATTTCAGCGTTGAAAGAACATCTCTTACAACTTCAACAAGAGCTCCAGATATTGATGTCACTACAACAACGACAACAAGAAATGTCGCAAGACGAAGAAGAGGCCGCGATCCACTTGCTCAAACATTCTTTATTAAGAAAGGTATGGGACAAGGCTCAAACTCTGTTTACCTATCAGAAGTTGATGTATTCTTCAAGCGTGTAAGTTCAACAAACGGTATTTCACTACAGATAAGAGAAGTTGTAAATGGCTATCCTGATAATGCTATTGTACCTTTCTCAGTTGTTCATAAACTTCCATCTGATCTGACAAGTGCCTCATCTGATGATGCTTCAGTTGCAACAACATTTGCATTTGATGCTCCAATTCGACTTGATGTTGAAAAAGAATATGCAATTGTTCTTCAACCTGATGCTTCAGATCCAAATTACTTAGTATTTACATCTAAGGTCGGTGGTGTTGACTTGACACCAGGTGATACTCAAGGTTCTGCTATTGTTCAAGACTGGGGCGATGGCGTTCTATTTACTTCAACAAATAATAGTGCTTGGAAATCTTACCAAGATGAAGACCTCAAGTTTACAATTAGACGCCATAACTTTAGTTCAACTAATGGAACAGTCACACTTACAAATAACGATCATGAATTCTTCACAGTAAGTTCATACAGTGGAAGATTCCAAGTAGGTGAATTGATTTACCAAGAGGCCGCATTATTAGGTGGTACTGCTAACACTGTCAGTCTTGTTGAAGGTTCAAATGTAATTACAGGAACGGCTTTAGATGATACTTATGCTGTTGGTGATTTCATTAGAATAACTGAACAAGCACCAGGCACAGAAGAAGATATCTTCGAAGTTACGAATATCGTCAGTACAACACAACTTGAACTTGATAAACCTGCATTCTTCTCTGCAAATCCAGCTGTGGCGACACCGGTAATTGTTGGTAAATTATCTTACTATGATAAAAATAATCCAACAGAAATGCATTTGGAACAAAGTAGTGCTACTTCAACTAGAACATTTGCTACTGGAGTACAAATTGTTGGTGTTGACAGTGGAAGAACAGCAACGATTGATTCGATCGACAACATCAATTTAAGTTATGTACAACCGATGATACTCAAAGCTAATGATTCAACATCTACAACCAAATTATCAGGTGAATTTGTTCCACCTTCTAATGTAAATATTACATATGATTTACCTATGAAATTTAATGATAACAATCATTTTGGTAGAGATGGAGTTGTTGTATATAGTAGAAGTAATGATCCTGCCGGTGCAAAGAAATTTGAACTTAAAGTAAATATGGAAAATGGTAGTAATGTTACCTCCACTCCATTTGTTGATATTGAATCTTCAAAATTACTTGCATATAGATATAATCTTACAAATAGTTCAGCTACAACATCAAAATATATCAGTAAAACAATTGAATTGGCAGCTGATTTAGATGCTGAAGATTTAGAATTAATTGTTACAGGTTACAGACCAACTGGAACAGACATTAAAGTTTACATCAAAGCAAAAAATGCTTATGATAATACTCCATTTAAGTTAATTGATTGGACTGAATTAGAATTATTTGAAGGAGTTGGAGTTTATTCATCTACAACAAATATTAGAGACTATAGAGAATTTAAATATAGAATTCCTGCAGCTAATAAAGTTGGTGGTCTCGCAAGTGGTGCATTTACATATGATAATGATAGTGGTAGTTTTGAAACCTATAGAAGTTTTGCAATTAAGATTGAAATGTTATCACCTAATATCCACAATGCGCCTACATTAAGAGATTATCGTGGGATTGCCTTGACATAGAGAATATGAGATATGAAAAACTTTACAAGAGACAATAAAACTAAAGCAATACTAAACACAGATGTAGAAGCTTTAAATAAATATAAGATAGAAAGGACTTATTACCGTAAAGTTGATTTAATACAAAAAGATATACACGATATTAAAAAGTCTATAGTCAGTATCTGGGCAAAAATAGAAGAATTGGAAAATAAGTAATGGCCAAAAATATAGGACAAATCACCACATCACAGACATTCCAAAATTGGTTTGATAAAACTAATTCTTTGGTGACTGAACTATCTCAAAATATACTTACTGCGTCAAGTGGCTCTGGTGATACTACTTCAGGAAATGCAACTTTAGCGGGTACATTTACAGGTACAAATTTAATTGCAAATACATTACTTACAACTAATGATATTTCTGCAAGAACAAATAGTGCAGTTAATTTTCAAGATCCAATTATTGTAACAAGTACGGCACAAACTGCTGCAACATTTAGTTTCGGTTCTGGTGGTCAAGTAAACTTTACAGATGGTTCACTTACATGGCTTGCTGGAATGCAAGACAGCAACCCTGGCAATTTCATTATTGACACAGGCGCTGCACCAGTTAAATTCAGTTTATCAACAGCTGGTACACTTACAGTTCCAGATGCTGTTGTCACTGGAACACTATCAGTAGGAAGTATCTCTATTGGCGGTGGAGGCAGTGGTTTAAGTACTGATGATATTAGTGAAGAACCAGGCGCAACAAATTTATGGTTTACAGATGCTCGTGCTAGAGCAGCAATACGAAAACAAGATATTGATGCTTTAGAAGTAGATGCTGGTACACTTGACGGTTTAAATAGTACACAATTTATTAGAAGTGATGCTAATGATACAGCATCAGGAGATTATATCTTCACAGGTGATGTTGATGTACAAGGTGATTTCAATGGTGCAGCAGGTAATTTTTCAGGCACATTAGATGTTGACGGCGATTTAACAATTACAAATAATGCTAGTAATTTAATAAGATTACAACAAACTGGTGGTAATATTATTGCAACTGGTAATGTTACAACTAAGGGCACAATATCAGATATAAGACTTAAAGAAAATATTGTTAGATTAAATAACTCATTAGAGAAAATATCACAGATTAATGGATATACATTTAATTATAAAGACAGACCAGATGAAACAATGCCTGGCGTAATTGCTCAAGAGATTGAGAAAGTATTACCAGAAGTTGTTTACGATTTTGAACAAGAGAATGAAACCTATAAAGCTGTTCGTTATGCAAATATTGTCCCACTATTAATTGAGGCAATAAAAGATTTGAAAGGTAAGGTAGATGAGCTAGAAACCCAAATAAATAAAGGGTAGGTAGTATAATTGGTCAAGCATAAGGAATAAAGGAAAAGCTAAATGGCAAAAATTTCAGAACTAGGTTCCATTACCGGTGCTAATACCAGGTCGGAAGACCTATTCGTTATTGTCAACCTTGTTCAAGGCGATGATGGTACCAAAAATATTACTCGTAAAGAATTAGTTGAGGCTATTCAGTACGAGATATTTAGTCGTATCACAATAACTGGAGGTACAATCTCCGGCGTCGTGATGTCCGATTCACGACTAGATAATGTTACCATTGACAATTCTGACATTGAAGATACTTCATTTATTCGTGGTAATATTGACAATACAGTAATTACAAATTCCGATGCTAGAAACATTACAATTACCGAGTCCAGTTATTCAAACGGCGTAATCTTTGATGTAACAGCAAATACAATGACAATTACCGATTCTGATTTCTCAGATGGTACTGCAAATAATATTGTCATTACAAATTCCGAGTTCAACGAAGGTACTGGTAACAATGTTGTCTTAACAAATTCAACCATTGATGATTCTACCATTACAGATTCAACAGCAAACAATGTTAATATTACAAGTTCCGTTTTTGATGATGGTTCGATTACAAATTCTTCTTTTGCAAATGGTACATTACAGGATTCGACTGGCGATAATATTACATTAGTAAATTCCGATTTCTCAAACGGAACAATTTCAACATCTACTGCTGACCAAATTACAATCACTAATTCTTCAATGGAAGATAGTGATATTGCAAATACAGTTATTCAAACATCTACATTTACAAATGGTGCTATTACAAACTCTACTGCTAACACCACTGTTATTACAGATTCCGAGTTTAATGATGGAACAGCAAATAATATCGTCATTACAGATTCTGAATTTAATGACGGAACAGGTAACAATGTAGTACTTACAAATTCAACCATTGATGAATCATTATTCCAAAATGGCACAATTGCAAATACCAGTTTCCAAGGCACAATGGAAAATGTTGTTGCTACTGATATTACAATCCGTAGTTCATCTGCTGATGGACTTTCATCAAATAATTCATCATTTGAAAATGGTACATTAGAGACATCAACATTTAGTGGTGGTGTTATTGACCAATCTAAACTTGTTGACTTTGATATGGATCTTACCAAAGAGTTTGATCCTCCAATGGAAGATGAAAATTATTTTGCAATTAAAAATGAAAAGACTGGTGAAACAGAACAAATTAGCTTTGGTCAATTATTCGACGAAGTATCTAAGAAAACAGCTCAAGCACTTAAAGTTCATGTAGACGCTGGTTCAGGTGATGATGACAATCCAGGGACTCAATTACAACCTGTTAGAACACTTGAAAGGGCATTTGAACTTTGTTTAGAAAAAGCTGGCGGTGATTATAATAGAAACGCAGTAAACAATGCTGTGCACATTTCTGCTGGACCAGGAACATATTATACAAAAGGTAATCTTGCACTACCAGATGATTGTTCAATGAGTTCAACAGCTGGACAATATGCTACTGTAATTGAAGCATTACCTGGCTATGAAAATAATAACGCTGTTCTTGTTGGTTCAGGTTGTTATGTTCAAGGTTTCTCATATCAAAACTGGAAAATTGACAACTTTGATTTCCCAGAAGGTGGATTTGCTGTCGCATACAGACCAGGTGCAAAACTCCTGCGTTCTCCATACCTAAGAGATAGTACTCAGTTATCAAACTTCAACAGATTAGATGTTGAACCACCTCTTAATCCTTATAACAGTAAAGGAACACTTGCTGATTTAGGTCAAACATTCACAATGGAGCCTGGTTACTCTGGTGCCTGGGAAGAAGGTGATGAGATTAAATTCAGTTCAGGTGCTGTTGGTTACCTATCATGGGACGACGCAGCAGATGCACTGAAAGGCAATCCAGGTGATATCGCAACTAGTGGTATTATTAGAGTCCGAAATCTTAAAAATGGTGAAGGGTTTGCTGTAGGTGATACTGTAACATCAGAATCTGGTGGTACTGGTGTCATTCAATCAATTGGTATTGACGACTTCCCGAACAGAGAAGTTGGTCGAGGTGGTGGTTGTGTTCTCGCAGACAGAAGAGTTTTAGATCCGGATTCACTTTATACCTACGTATTATGCTTCGGTTTCACACCTCGTACACAAAACGGAATAGGTTATGTTGCTAGAGATGGTGCTGGTGTTAACGGTATCGGTTCTCTATCCATCTTCGTACGATGTGCATTCTATGCATTGAATGGTGGTCAGATGACACTGAACAACTCAGGTACTCAGTTCGGTGA